GGTAGACATATTAGATAAGGCAGAATTATATGCTTCTACCTGCTCTGCTGATATGTGTGCTGTACTAGAAAGCGTACCATCAGATAAACCGCCACCAGTGTGCGCGTAGTCCATAGCCGCGCCTGTCAGCTTAATGCCGGTATCTATCTGATCGACAATAGCAGAACTACTGTTAATCAGGTTGTCTAACTCATTGCTTTGTACTGCGGTACTTATCGCTAATAGAAATGCTATCTTCTTCCACATCTTCGCTCACCTTGCCTATCTGGAGAATGCCGTTGTAATATTTCCGATTCTTTTTGTAATCAGGAATATATAATTTTGGGTTTTGCTTTATCAGCATAAGCCCCCGCTTCCCCGCTACTAATCTCCCATTAGATATGAAGGGGCATGGTGATCCCGCTAACAACATCGATTTATAAACTTCTTCACTCTGACAAAGCATAGACACTGCCGCCACCTTTAGCCCTAAAGTAGATAGCATTCGACTGTATTTTAATCTAGTGCAGTCTACATCTAGCTCATAACCACCGCTAGAGAATCCAACAGCCACTGTCTGCACCGAACCTGCTGTGCCTTTCAAGCAAGTGTCAGAACCATTAGACATGAATGTTGGGCTTATTGCTGAACCTACTGGGATTTCGCTTGATGAACCTGCGCCATTGTAGGTGTTGCTAGTTGATGTGTCTGTGGTTTGGTTATTACTATTGGTGGTAGAGTTCTCACCATGATAAGTGTTTAGGCTACCCTCTTGATCGTTCGCCATAGCCACTGATGTGAATAGCCATAGGATAGCTAAAAACCTCACTACCTTTTCTCTTCCATCCATGCTTTTATTTGCATCACGTTTTCATCAATGCGAGCCACTCTTACTTCCAAGTCGCGCTGTCTAGCATCTAACTTATCAAAGCTACTGCTTACTTTAGCAATATCCTTAGCGTTTTGGTTAACGCCAACTTCGACCTCAGTAAATGCACCCATCACATTGATAGCGTGAAACGCCAACAATACAAATAAAGTAATAGGTACATTTTTGCTTAGATGCCAATCTTCCATTATTCTTCCTCAGCAAGACTCTCTTTAAGACTAGAGCCATACGCATTAATTAAAACATTTAGCTCCTGCATACGCATTTCTAGCTGTGCAAGATCGCTTTGCAACTCATTTACTCTGTTAATCTGAATCTTTTGCGCTTCATTCAGATCATCTTCTGTGTAAGTTTTATCGTCTATGGTTATCATATTATCCCCTTAAAATGGTTTTCCGACAATGACAGTCGGGTTGCTTTGCTCTTGTAAATCAGCATCTAAAGCGGCTTCTAAACTTTCTATGTCTAAAGATTTTTGTATCCAACCTATAACAGTTTCTTCTGTAAGACTGTCATAGGCTACATAACCTTCTGCTGATTCATCTGGCGTATAGCTTACAGTGCCATAAGAGCTTGCATCATGCTCGCCTGATGCTTTACTTACTCTCCAGTGAACAACAAGAACGCCGCCATCTGTATTACTTTCTAAAGTTGTGATTGTAAAGTTCATATCAGATATCCTTATAATACCGCAGAACAAACTGCTTGTACATTAGCAGGCTCAGAACTGTAGTCATCACCTTGCTGAATTACATGGCGGTGGTAACTGCTAGAGATTACTTCACCACCCTCTAAAACTTTTGTTGTTGTTCGCACCTGTACCGAAGTCACACTGTTACCCTCTTCGTCTTGTCCAGTTACTACTTCAATTTTGTCTGCTGATGTTTCTTTAGTTAAGCTCATTTTATTTCCTTTTAGTCCGTGCCTAGAATCCACTAGGCATATTAAGATGTCATGTATGTAGCAGTTACCATAATGTTTGTATTACCTGTACTTCTGTCAGCAGTTGTCATGCGTGCTGTATTGCTACCGCGTGTAAATTTAATGTAATTAGTCCCTGATTGAATGTACCCAGAAACACCTCTATCAGCGCTATCGGTAAACATATTAGCATAAGCAGTAGATATAGGTGTGAACCCAGTATTACAATTATAAGGTAATCCACCCATGTAAACTTCACCTACCATGCTGTCATTTGCATCGTTAATTGCAGAAATGTAAGTCTGTATAGTAACTAATCGACCAACCTTTGTATATCTTGCAGAGCTAATGTTAAACCCAGTAATTTGACCGCTTGTACTTCCATATATCGTAGGTGTCCATACGCCTTCCTCATAGTCATCTAACTTGTTGGCTGAGCCTGTGCCGCCTAAGTGTACACCGCCAGATAGGTAAAGGTCTTTGAAGCGATTATTAGTGTTACCTAAGTCTATTAAAGCATTACGACCTGCGTTTGTTGATGTATTCCACGGAGTGATTTCATCTGTGTCTCCTAAAAGTCGTAAGCCAGTGTCTCCACTACCTATTGTTAATCTACCTGTTTCAGTACCAATAGACCCTACAGTTGTGCCGTCTTTCTGTAATGATATAATAGACCCGTCTGTAGACAATCTGTTGGCGTACATTACAGGGCTAGAAGTATTAGCGGCACTTATAAACCCATCTGGTTTTAATCTAATACCATCACTTACGTTATTAGCATTAGTAGTGCCCACCAATAGGTTGCCTGATGAGTCTATACGCATACGTTCTACTTCAGCGCCAAAATCTCCATGCTTAAATACTATCCCTTGGTTGCCAGATGAAGTACCGCCAGACTGAATAATGCTTGACGGATTGCCAGCTCCACCGCTACGGAACAATAGACTTGCGATACCAGAGGCTGTGCCTTGGTTATCTATGCGAATCTGCGGGCTACCTGTTGAATCCTGAACGTGTAACTTTTCACTAGGACTACTAGTACCTATACCTACGTTTCCTGATGAGTTAATAAGCATACGTGTAGTAGCAACTGTAGCAAACGACATGTGGTTCGTATTATGATGATATTCAATAGTACCTATAGCGGCGGCTGAATTGTCTGCAAAGTATATTTTAGACTCGCCATCATCTACTGAATCAAGGCGTAAAACAGAATTACCTACTGTGCTGTGTATTCTTGCTTGGGCTGTGTCTGCCTCAATGTCTAAAGTGTAAGAAGGACTACTAGTACCTATACCCACTTTGCCGTTTGAGTCTATGCGCATTCGTTCTGTATCGTTTGTCTTAAAGTTCATGAAGTTGTATTCATGGCTGTAAGAAACTCCACCAATGTTGTCATCATCAGTATCTGCAAAATACAGATGACCCGCATCATCGTTGCCAGAGCGTATCTGTATAGCTGAGGATGCTGCATTATTAACAACCAAGTTGTATGTAGGACTATCAGTACCTATGCCTACGTAGCCTGATAAGTAGTTATATTCTGCGTTTACATATAAGCCATATAAAGATTGATTGTTAGTTCCAGAGTCGGTTAGGTCAATATTAATTGCTCTAAATGAACCATCGTTAGACTGATAGTTATGCGTAATGTCTAATGACGTGCCATAACTTCCATCTGCAATATAAGATGTATTGCCAGATATTGCTACAGCTTTTCCGCCTGCAACAATATTACCTGCAGTAACATCTAGTGTAGCACTAGGAATACTAGTACCTATACCTACTTCGCCTGATGAGGTGATACGCATGCGTTCTTCATCGTTGGTTCGGAAATTCATAAAATTAGATGCATGGTTATATCCGATTGCACCAATGTTATCGTCATCTGTATCCGCAAAGTAAATTAAAGCATTACCTGCGTTACCTGATATAAATGACATATCAGCACTACCTGTTAAATTAGCTATTGTAAGCTGTCGGTCAGGGCTATCAGTACCAATACCTACTTTACCTGATGAGTCGATAACCATTGCTTGCGAATTATTTGAAGTAAATCGCATCTTATTAGAGTCGTGAATGTAGGCTATCTGACCTATATCATTATCATCTGTATCGCCAAAGTTAAGCTGACTATAATTAGCATTTCCTGCTTTGATCTGTACTGTTGATGTGCCAGTATCGGCAACAACTAGATTGTAATCTGGTGATGATGTGTTTATACCTACCCGATCGTTTGCTTCGTCTACATAAAGCGTATCTGTGTCTACTGCTAGACCTGTGGATGATACAGTTCCAGTGAAGGTAGGAGATGAATCTAACTCAGCCGCCCCACTAAGTTTTGTTTTTTCGGAGTCAGTAAATACGTTTGAGTCTGTTGCACTGGCTACAGCCGAACGAATCTCTGCATCAGTTTGATCTGCTGTTGCGCCTGTCTCAATGCTAGTTAGTTTAGTTTTTTCTGCATCGGTGTAAACATTTGAATCTGTTGCGGCATCTACTGCGGCTCTAATTTCTGCATCTGTCTGATCTGCTGTAGCATTGCTTTCAATGTTATCTAATTTATCACCATCTACTGAAAGGTCTCTTCCATCTACAGTGCCGGCAACAGCCACACTACCAGAAACTACAACATTTCCTGCTGATAATGTTCCGCTTGTATTTAAGTTTGCTATATTGCCAGTTGCTGCATCTAAGCCACCGCTAATACTAACGCCAGAATTTGTTGTTGCTAACCTTTGAACGCCATTGTATTTTAAATTTACGCCCTGACTGGTTGTAGAAATCAGGTTGTTGTTGCTTGCGTTATCAACAGTAAACTGATCTGTAGTGAATGTAATATTAGCATCTTCAAAAGATACGCCATCAGCGTAAAGATTATCTGATAAGTATAAGTCTCTAAACCTTGAATCATCCTTTCCTAAATCTATAAAGCCGTCTCGTGAACCGCCAAATTGTGTGGATGGCGCAAAACTACCCCCGAAAGCATCAGCAGAGTACGCAACAGAAGTTGAGCTTCTACCAAGCAAAACCTGTGTGCTAGTTGTTCCCAAAAAACCTTTAGAGCTACCAGAGCTTCTCATCTGGAAATGATGCCTAGTATCTCCGCTTGTGTTGTTGGTTTGGATTATTCCATCAACAATAGAATTAGAACCCTCAACCTCTAACTTGTCATAAAAGGTAGAGCCACTACTATCAAGCGAGGCATTCAAATTGCCGCCAGTAGTAAAAGTCATTTTGTCAGAGGATTCAAAATTTGCAAACCAACCACCTGAACCGAAATCTACATCAAATCTAGCGTAGTTAGAGCCGCTTTGTATCTCAAACTTATTGCCATAATCTAAGGTTACTGAATAGTTGTTAGACTGCTCACCGATCATCTTGTGTGCTTGCGGCAGAGCATTTTGCACATCTGTAGCAGTGAAAGGTGCAGTAGGGTTATAAGTAACACTAGTTGCAGGGTTAACTACTGAGATTTCAGTTTGATCGCCTGAGAGCGTTATGCCTGTTGAGTCAATTACTGTTACTGTTAAAATCATTATCTGGTCACCTGTCTTGTTACAGTGATTTTGCCCTGTATGATTCGTGTAGCTTTATCAGTAGATGTATTAAATACTTCAACATCATAATAATAATTACCCGCATTTATAAGCGTAGTCTCATTGTGCGACAGCTTCATTACAAGGTTTCCTGCGGCATCAAAGGTAGAGTCAGTGAAATCAAAAGCATCAACCTCTGCGCCCTCTAGTGTTTCTCTGATACTGCCTCTGGCATTCCATCCATCTAGGTTTTTATTAACGCCATCTTCTTTGACGTTTAGCGTAAGGCTAAAATCAGAGCCTTGATCTATTGTTAAGTCGTATTTTGCCGCGCTCATGTTATCCCTCTGGACTGTCAGGCAATAGAGGCTCATCTGCATCTATCACTAAGTTAACTTTAAATTCTGTATCGCTTGTAGATATACCATAGAAAAACAAATATACATCATCAGCACCTACTTTGGATAGTCTAAGCTCATGCATAGCTGATTCCCATTCGCCATCGTCATCGTGCCTACTGACTTCTACAAATTCTGTAAACGGATGCTCGGTTAGCTTTTTTTCATACCCTACAACTATCATGTGTTCTGCTGTCCTGTCATTCTCGACTTTGTTTTAACTATGCCTTGTGTCGTAGATATTGTATCACCTGAAAGAAAATGCCGCCCCTGTATTCTGCATTCATGTGGGATTGTTTCTATACCTAAATTAGCCTCTGCGCTCATGCTAAAGTTTCCAGAATAGGGCGGAACAGTAAAACTCTCTACTTTTGTCGCGACTGTTTTCCAAGTACCACCTGCCGCGTTACCAAATGGATGGTGATATATTGTAGCGTAGCCGCCTGAGCCTACAGGTACGACCGCACCGCCTGAAGTTGATATATCTAAATAGGTTCTGGTTTCTGTTTTCTTCAGTGAAATATTATCAAACACACTGTACTGACCACTAGTTGAGGTGTTAGCTTCTGCAATTATATAAACAGTATCCACATCTATATCAACTAAAAATTCTTGCACGCTTGTAACACTTGAAGGCATTGACCTCGCAAAAAAAGCATCTTCAATGTCACTGCTTGTTGATAAAATTATCTTTCCATTTGCGCTACTCACGCCGTATATCTGCGCCTGTAGTTGGTAGGTGTGACCTGCATCAACTGAAACTTCCTGATAAAAATAAGCTCTATCTGAATTACTGTCCTGAGTTATACCTGCCGCACTTGCCATAAAACTTGAAAAAGTCCCGCCAACTCCTGTCCATCCAGTTATGCCGTTAAAGCCACCATTTGTCACAAGGTTAGTTAATGGATGAAAGTTTTTTAATGTAAGGTTTTGATATTCTCTGAAAGTATTTAGACCACCTACCTGACCAACACCAAAATAATTTAAGTAATTACCTTGTAAGTAAACAGTCTCCCAACCAGTTTGCGGCTGACCACCCCAGTATGCAGTGCCAACAAATCTCCAAGGGGGCGTGTCTGTTGGCACTTTGACCTGTACATATAAATAAACAGATCCTCTTGTTACTGATGATGTACCTGTCGAAACAGAAAAATCCCAATCTGCTTTAATTGTCCTAGCTTTTACTAGACTTAATTCCGTTTCAGGCATATCAAATTCAAGCAAGTTAACATAGCTGAATGCGGAAAGGTTCTTATCATCCATCTTGTAGAAGTATTGCTCATGGGTAGCACCAGTAAACTTGTTAGCTGTGAGGCTATCAGTTTTGATGTGCTTGCTTTCAAGAGTGCCATCTACAACTAGATTGCCTGAGATTGTTTTTATATCTTCGTAAAATGGCATCTATTTTTTACCTATGGTAGCCGTCTTAGTTGAGTGAGAGCAATTTGGTTACTAACTGATGATAAACTGCCAGTCGACCACGTTGCTGTAACAATGTAAAAATAACCTTCTGCAACTTTGCGGAAATCTGCAGGAAAAATATCGCCCACACTTGCAGTAACCTCAAAACCTTTACCCCCCCTAGTTGTCGTTGTGGTTAAATTGCTTGGCATAGTTACAGCTGTAGATACCTCATCGTTTGCATAAAAAACAAAGTCACTAACAGCAATAGTCCAAGTGATGTCTATGCCAGCAAAAGCAATAGCATCAACAAAAAATTCTCTTTTATCGGTCGGATAAGTCGGGTAATAATTACCATGAAAAGAGTATCTGTCACCAATACTTTCCCAAACAACAAATCTTGAGTCTAATTCTAAATAAAATACATATTTCTTTGTATCTGTCACCTCACCACTGCTATTTGTTGTGTAAACTATAATTTTATCTCCACTTTCGGGATATTGAGCAAAATAAGCATAGAATTGGGCATCTGTTGGTTGGTTTAAGTTATTACTTGGGTAATAGTAAGTATTTGCTGGTCTATTACCTATTGTGAACATATAAATTAGTATGCTTGCTAATGGCTCGCTTTCTAAGTCTTGAGTTGAAACAGCAACCACTGAAACTATGAAAGGCGAGGTTATACCAATGGATTCTTCATTAAAAGTATTTGTTGTTGAAAAGGTAATTATAGATTTTAACTTTTGGTTAGTGATTGCATCAAAAAGATCAATTCTAAAATGCTTGAGCTGATTAGTTGTAATATATTGAAAATTTACCTTCAAATGCTCTCCAAAGTATCCTTCCCTTGGTGTTGTAACCACATCAGCAACTAAATTTGTCACACTTGCAACACGACCATCCCAAGCATCGACCACATCATTAGCGGTGTAATCTAGTAGATCACTAGCTTGCCAGTTATATATTGCAAGCACTACCTCTTTAGCAGTTATCTGAACAGTTATGCCTGTATCGGTATCGTTTGCAATTACGTAGTCTGTTATCTCAAACTCTTTTTCAAGCCCACTAGTAAACCCTAAAATATCGTTGCCGAACTGTATTGTGTCACCAACCTTATACGCTAATGCTTTCATGTTAGCGGTAAATGTGACAGTTGCTTGCATCCTCGACCTTAGCATCATTAGCCGCGCTAATCGCTGTGCATCTTCTTCGTGAGTGGTGA